ATTCAAAGGCTTCCTTGTTGGCTTTGTACGCGATATAGGCGTCCATCATCGCGGCAACATTGTCGATCTTTGCATCTTGTCGCTTCTTGAGAAGCTTCCTGTTGCCGTTCGTGTCTTCCATGGTGATGGCATTACCCATGGCGAAGGTCATCAAGGCTTGGTCGAATACAAGTAGCCTTTCCGCGCTGAGGTTCTTGAGTTCCCCCAGCGGTACGGACTCGGACTTTGCACCCTGTATAACCTTTTCGATCCCAAAGGGGCCGTTCTCAGCTTCCCAGCGAGTGACGAATTCCTTCGCATTGTACGGGTCGAATCCCAAAGCACGTACATCGTATTCCGACTCCTGTATGAAAGCATCAAGGTCGTCATAGACTTCCATCATGTCGAGAACAGTGCCTTCTAGAACATGAAGACTTCCTTCTCGAATGAATTCGTCGTACTTCTGCCTCATGGAGCCTGGTAGCTTCATGAGCGTAAGCGAAGTGATATAACTTCGCGTTTTGACTCCGAAACCTTCACGTAGGGGGAATAAGAATGTGAAAGCACAGAAGTCATCGCCCTGAGAAAGGTCGGCCCCAAGAGCACACGGCATTCTCCAGAATTCCCTCGTCCTGTGAGGAAGAGTTTCATCATATGTGAAGAAGTACGTGTATCCTTCCATTGGAATTCCGAATCGCTTGGCCAGGATATCGTTTCTGGAAGCTGGAGCCTTCTCTGCTCGCTCGACGTCTAGCTGATACGTCTCGTAGCTGACGGTCTTACCGAGGTTCGGATTGGCTTTGAGCCAAGTTTCAGGGTTGGCTACCTCTTCGAGTTCATCGAGCTTGTAGTGCCAGATGGAAACGTGAGGAGCTTGATAGTCGCCCTTCAGAATCTCGGCGAGTTCAAGCTTGATGTCATCACCGCTGCCATTACGGACAGTCCCCTCGGAACTAATAGCAACGATGAGATAATCGTCGTGTTTCGACGCACCCTGTTCGATCGCTCCGACGACGTCTTCGCGGATATCACCAGATAGCCATTCGTCAATCGTACTGATCTTAGGCCGAAGACCCTGAAGCTTGTTAATCGCCATCGGGCGTACTTCAAGAAGGGAACCAGTGAGGAAATTTTCGACACCCTTCTTTGTAGAAGCCAGTTTAACGCGATTGGCTCTGGATCCAGTGGTGTTCTGCAGTGATCCTTCTGTCAAAAATTTAAACAGAGGACCTCGACTTCTCGTGATGGCAGTACGAAAAGGCGACATGACTTCGTCGGCCTGTTTCATGGTCGGAGCAGTCGTGATCTGATGTGTTGTGGATGTGTCCACATTCAGAAAGTAACTCTGAATGCATTCGGCATACATGGATTTGGCAGCACCTCTTGCTACGATGAGATACTGCTTCTTAGTAAGCCGCTTCTTGATCGTCTTATTGACGTATACACCACCACGACCGTTTTCGTTGGGCTGATACACACTTCTTTCGATGAAGTAGTACCATCCGAAAATCTGCTCGGCCCAAACCTTGAACGAAAAGAGCAAATGCAGATCACTGCCGTCGGTCAAAGTCAATTCATTCTCACAGTAGAGAATAAACCCTTCGATCGCTTTGTCATCGTAGTAGATGTTGGGGTTAGCGATGAGCGCATCGATACGGTTCATCTCCAGTGAGATCTCGCGATTGACTGGGATTTCCCCTCGAATCACTGCATCTCTGAATTGTCCGTAGTAGATAGGAGTCGCCGTGTTCGATAGGCCCATCGCGTCCCTCCTCTACTCGGACGTAGCCGCTTTGGCCTTGGCTGCGGTTTTGATCGCCTTGCCGACGGGCCCATTGACGGTGTTGTGAATGTCGTTCAGAGTCTTCGCGACAGACAAAACCGTCTTGACGTGGTTGTGCCCCTTCTTGAACTTGCTCGGAGACTGAGACGACAGGTTCCGATGCTGCTGCTCCAGATTCATCCGGGTGATGAGCTGCTGGAGATCATGATTCGAAAGGGCCTTGGTTCCGTGTTTGTTGATGGTGCTCTTGTGCGCTTCCGCCGTAGCATGATCACTGGAAACAGGGCCTGAGGGCTTGTGTGTGTCTCCGCTAGAAGAGCGAGACTTACGCGTCCCCCATTTCATGCCCTTAATTCCGTGATGGGCTAGAACATCTCGCACCAGGTCGGCGGCGGAATCGGTGCCGGTGGATTCGGATCGGTCCACCCTGTTTCCTCCCTCTTGTAACTGATCCGACTTTCCAGTTCTTCGATGAGCTTGATTGTCGAATCGATGGCGAATGATGTTGTTGGGGGATCGAACATCATCTTCACTCGAAGACCCATGTACGTCTTGACGAGATTCATGTTTCGATCTGCATCGACGGCGCCATAGGCATCCCACAAGACGGTGTTGTCCCCGATCGAGAATCCGGCCGTGGGGCCGACACCCAATCCATTGAGAATTGAGAACACGGTGTTGATATGAAGCACGATGGTTCCGTCGAACGCCGTGTAACTCGGATCGAGATTGAGTGTCTTCTTGATGTCGTCAAGAATGCTGTTAGACATGTGGGATGCCCCCTTTCAGTTGTCAGGCGACGACGTGAAAACCGTGCTTGTTCCCGAGCTTCGTTAGGGAGGTCATCCCCGGGATGCCGTCGGCGTCAGATCCCGTATAGCCGAGTCGCTCCTGCCAGTGCTTGTAAGCGGTGACCGTCATGGAACCGAAGGCTCCGCGTCCCCAACTCGTGTCGGAATCGTGGAGCAGACCCTCAGAGACGAGAGCTCGCTGGACGGGGTCGACGTTCGCGGAGTTGGTGGTCTTGCCCTGAGGCTTCGCCGGATCCTCATGAGCACACATCTGCACGATGTGGAGAGACACGGTTGCAGACGGTGCTGGCGCAGGCGGCGGAGGAGCCGGGTGACCGATGAAGGCGTCGTACTGCCTCTGGATCTCGCCGAGGATCGTGTTCCAGTTGCTCATGACCCACGGACCCGGGCAGTCCGTGGAAGTCCAGCGCTGATGCGGGAAGACGTTGGAAGCATCCGGTCGAGCGTGGATGACGTTGACGAAGAGCCACGCCGCCAGACGAGCCGCACTCAGCCAGGTGGCGGGAGCGATCACGAACGAGGAGTTCGAATCGGCCATCTCGATGGAGATCGACGACTCGTTGCCCTGAGTGTTCCCGGTAGCCCAGGCGTACTCGTCCACCTTGACGTACTGGGCGATGGCTCCGGTCACGTCGACATCGAAGTGAGCCGAAGCCGGTCGCGTCTTCCAGGTTTCGAGGACCGCCTCGTGGGAGTTGGCCACGCCGTCGTTGTGGTGAAGGGTGACCGAGGTCTTCCGGAAGGACTCGTGAGTCACGTGCCCGGTTGCACTCAGCTGGGCAATTAGATCCTTGACCGGCTGGTCGTAGTTGACGGTAGTCAAAACGCTTTCCTTTCAGTTACCACAACTTGGTGTCGCCTGGCTTTCGTTCAACGAAGGGTTTCGGTAGCAGATCGAAGTTGCCATAGTGAATCGCGTTGTGTGTTAGGTGAGTGACTGTGATCAAGAACTCTGGATCTAGAGTTCTTGGATCTCCGTTCACAATGTCGTCGACGGTCATTGGATTCAGATGGTGAATGTACACACGATCGTGAATTTCATGACCGTCGACGCCAAGATCACATCCTTGGTCTCGCACGATGATGTGATTGCGAACGCGTCGCCATTCAGACGACGTGTAGAAGCGTTGGTTCAAGTAGCGGTCGAACCCGAAGGTCGATCTCCCTACAGCTCCATGAAGAGCGAGGTAGTTAAATCTTTCTTCGAGTGTTTCCAGCCTACGAAGATCGGAATATTTCCTAATCATCGTAGGGATCGTCTCGGTCTAAGGGTTCCTGTCCAGAGTAGAGCCGCATCGCGTCGAGTGCGCTCCGGTACAACTCCTCCACTCGCTTCTGAGATTCGGCGGCAGCAATTTTAGCTTGGGTAAGTTCGTTCTCGTATCGCAAACGTTGCTGCTCAAGCTGTTCTCTAGTAGAACCTAGCTTGAGAAAATGCGTAACTTCTTGCGAAGTGGCTGTCCCCGCCAATATTCGTTTCTCCACGAGATCCATGGAGGCCGCGATCAGTTGAGCTTCCCGGCCTTCAGGAGTCGTAGCCGGTCGGAGAGGTCGAGAATCGGAACTCCCCACTTTTCTCGGCATACTTCACAACTCCTTTCCATGGGTTTTAGACCTGATGGGGTGGGGTTTTGGGACGGGGAAGATCAGAAACATCCCCCAAAAAGTCCCTCCGGGGGTATTTTTGGT